ATGGGGTCGCACCCGCGCACAAGAAACGAATTTGATTGGACTAGAACCGATTGTGATATTGTCGTATTCAATGAAGCCTGCAAGATGGATTGGGTGAAACGTGCGGATTATGTCACACAAATGCACCTCCCTGTTATCTGGAGAAATCCTGGCAACCGGAACGATCCAAAACATTACGAGTGGCTAAAATCCGGTAATACGCCGGTTGTTTTGATGCAGGAAAAATACGACGACGTTCCAAACTCGCGCCGGTATCCACTGGAAGAAGTGTTAAAACTCGGACGTAAATATATTACATCCAGCGCGGCCTATTCGATAGCTTTCGGGATTATTGGAGGCTATCAACGTATTGAGATTTACGGCGTGGAGATGGAAACAAATACAGAATACCAACACCAAAGGCCGGGCGTTGCTTACTGGATTGGGCTGGCTGAAGGTATGGGGATTGAGGTCGATTTCCACGGCAATTTATTAGACTGCCCGCTTTATGGTTATGAGGGTGATGTCAAATTCGCTTATGAGTTCTTTGATCAACGGCTGGCTGAAATTAGCGTACCATTGAAACAAGCGTTTGATGTTTATAACGACGCTTGCGAGAAATCTAACGATCTGGTTATCGAATACCTAAACTCTAAAACAAGCGGAAACGAATTAGTAATGCTTTTACAGAAACAATCTGAATTAGGATCACAGTACGGCGTTCAACGTGGCGCGGAACAGGAAATAAAACGATACAAAGGCAAGGCCGACGTACAGAAACAGGCGACCGGCGATTTTCTTTTCAGCCGTCAGGAATTTGAATTTAGCGCGGCAACATTTATAAAAGACCGAGACCTGGCTATTGTCAAGGCGACTGAATTAGGGAAACAATGTCAGGCAGCTTTCGATATGGTCAAGAATACGCAGAACAAAGCAAAACGCAAGAACCGCATGGATCAATTTGTGAAAACCGTTGGCGATTACATACAGGAAAGTATAAAAGTTGGCATGTTTGACGGTGCCGCAAAAGAGAATAAATACCTTATGGCAAAATTAGATGAGTTAGTCAGAATGGCTGGCGGTGAAGCCAGTCGCGAGGTATTGGAGGCCGCTATTGAGAATCGGGCATAATCCATTACGCGCGTCAAGGGTTGATGAATTGCCGACAAGGATAATATCAGTAATTACTCATTTGCCGAATCGAAAAGGATACCACCAATACCGGTTGTCCGTTATTCAGGCGTGCCTTGAAAGTATGAGATATGGCGCGCCTGGTATTCCTGTCATGGTCTGGGATAATGGATCATGCAAGGATTTAACCGATTGGTTGCAGAATGAATATAAACCAGAAACGCTTGTTTTATCTCCGAACATCGGTAAGTCAAATGCACGCATGGCGTTGTTCAGAATGGTAAGACCGGATACTATCATGGCTCTTTGCGATGACGACATGCTATTCTATCCAGGGTGGTTTGATGCTTCACAGAAATTATTAGAGACATTTCCAGAGGTTGGCAAGGTATCATGTTATCCGGTACGGACACAGGGGCGGTGGGGATGCTCGGCAACAAAGGAATGGGCGGCAAAGAACGGGAAACTTGAAACCGGTGTCTTTGTAACGGAAGAGGAAGAGCGCGATTTCTGCACCTCTGTTGAACGTGATTATGAGTGGCATCTTGAATATGCAAAAGATGACATTGACCATCGGGTGACATATAAGGGATTGCAGGCGTATTGTTATGCTCACCATTGTCAATTTATGGCGCGAGCGGGTGTTATCGTCCCGTTTCTTGAGAGGACAAGCGAAGCAATGGCGAATGAGAAGCCGTTCGATAACGCCGTGAATGATGCGGGATTGTTGCAATTAACTACGGCAAAGCGATATAGCAGGCACATTGGTAACATGATTGACCATAAAGTGATAATGGACATGATAGGGATGGGCTTATTATCGGTACAGGAGGTAGCAAATGGCTAACGGGATTAAGGCACTACGGCAGATACAGATTTGCCGCGAGGATACACAGGGAACAGCGACTACTGATTTTTATGTCTGGCGCGGCACTGGAACTCTTGAGGATTCGCGGGAAAGTGTCTGGCCGGAAGAGGATATTGGTATATTCGGCGGGACAGACAGGCAATACTTCCCGAAATTAGCTGCTACTCTTGAAATGGACGAGGTAGAGGCGACTTTCGAGCAATTGCCGCACATCCTTGATGCTGGTATAAAATATGCCGCGCCTACTACAGATACAGGATCAGGTTATATACGATTATGGGAGGAACCGGTAACAGATGCAGTGGAATCAACCGATCTGATGACCTACTCAATGAAATGCGGTGACAATAACGAGGTAGAAAAGTTTAGTTTTGGGTTTGTCACAGAGTTCTCGCTTTCCGGTTCGGCCGGGGAAGCATGGATGGTCAAGTCAACATGGACGGGACGGGAAGCATCAACGGATGGGGATGGATTTGATTCCGGCGCAACATTGCAGGACGTTGAAGAGGCGCTATTCTCGAAGACAAAATTATATCTTGATGCTACCAGTGACACCATCGGAACAACACTGGTTAGTAACACGCTCATAGGTGCAACCCTTGAAGTTACTACTGGTTGGCAGCCTGTTTACACAGGTTCGGGACGGCTCGATCTATCGTTTATCAAACAGGTAAAGCCGGAGATAAAACTGGATGTAACTTTTGAACACAACAATACCGCCTCTCTGGAAAAGTATTACTGGCGGAATGGAACGGCGCGGCAAATTAGGCTGTTGTGTGAGGGGTCTGCCTTATCTGATGATGGAACGTATACTTACAAGACCTTGCAGATTGATTTAGCTGGCAAGTGGGATACGTTCGAGAAGTTAGACGAAAAGGACGGTAATGACGTTGTAACCGGTCACTTTATAGCCCGGTACAATTCAACGGCTGGTTTACTGGCCGCATTTACGATTGTGAATGAGGTAGCCGACCTATGAAATTCAGGGTAGATATTGAACAGATCAAAACACGCGAGATAGTTGAAGCAGAAGGATCGCTAAAGGCAGCGCTCCAACTGATGAGCCGTTTCATGGTGGACGAAGCTGGCGAACCTGTTCCACAGGATGAGGCCTACGAAAAACTATTAGACCTGAATATCCTGGAACAGCAAAGCGTAGCAGACTCGTTCGCTGGGTCAATACTCCCTTCTCTGAAAGGGCGGCGGTTATAGCGTGGGTCAACCACAACGGCCGACCGCCTGTATGGAGTGAAATATTAGAAGCGGCGAAGGAGTGGGGATGCCACCCAAGCGAAGTATGGGAAGGTTCTGCAATCTGGTTTCAGCGATGGCGGTTTCAGCGGGTGCAAATGGATCAAAAACTCGAAAAGGATGCTAAATGGCAGAAGTAATCGAAATTGATATAAACGCAAAAGATAATACCTCTCGCGCGGCTAATTCTGCCAGAATGAATTTCCAGAAATTAGGGCGGGAAATATCCGGCATCGGTCAATCAATGACCAATATCTTCACACGTCCTATCATGCAAATGTCAAGTTTCATAATGAAAAATAAAGAAGTCCAGGAAGCAATGAAGCCGATCAACGAGGCATTTACAAAGGTTGGTGAAAAACTTGCGACTTCGTTTATTCCAGTTATAGAGAGATTGACACCGGCACTATTAAGCCTTGCCGATTCATTGAGTAAGATAATTGACTGGTTTGCCAAACTTCCGCCAGGCGTTCAAGATTCAGTTGTTGCTTTTGTTGGGGTTGTTGCAGCCGTCGGGCCGGTTCTTACGACAATCGGTTCATTGATAACGGCTTTCGGAACAGTGGCTACATTCTTCACCACAGGCGCGGGTGCTGGATTTGGAACGGCGGTTGCAGGTGTGTTTGCGACTATCACAGCCCCTGTATGGTTGCTTATTGGAGCAATCGGTTTATTGGGTGTGACTATTGCCATATTCGGTAAACAGGCATGGCAGACGGTAACAGACATCGGCAAGATATTCCAGACTCTATGGACGCTCATACAGATAAAGATCGACCAAATCAAACAGGCGTGGTTATCTGTTGACTGGGGCGGAATTGGCAGAAATATCATAAACGCGGTTATTAACGGTATCCGGTCTGTCAGCATTGTTGGAGTTATCGGGTCAATCGCCGGAAGCATCACAAAACGGGCAAGCGGCGGGCCTGCATCCGGTCTTACTCTGGTAGGCGAACGCGGGCCGGAATTAGTCAGTTTACCACAGGGAAGTTATGTAAACAGCAATTCGGCAAGCCGGGGAATGTTATCCGGTGGAAGTGTATCGCTTGTATATTCTCCGATGTTTAGCATGGGAGACCGTGAGAGTTTACAAACCGCGTTAGAACCATTGTTCAATGAGTGGAAACGGAAACAGCGGTGAAATACGGGACTTTCAAATACGGCGATGGTACAAAATACGGCTTATCCGCTATACCCGATTTAACATCTGACGGGGAGGTTGTCTG